ACGCCGAGCCAGCCCGAGGCCGCCGGGGAACCGCCGCCAACCGCGCAAGGCAGGCCGCAGCCAGCACCGTCAGACAGGCGGCCACCGCGCCACGGGGCGTACAGACCCGCCGAACCGGGCGAAAAAAACGCAGCCCGTACATAGGTGGAACCGCTGCCATTGAACTTTTCATACATCATGGCTTCCGTACCCAACTTGCCCAGCTTACGGATATAGTGCCACGACCAAGTCGCCTTGTCGTTCAGGTCGAAGGAGCCGGTCTGGGCATAGTCCGAGGAGATAGAACCAACCTGCTTCTCACCGCTCTTGCAGGAGAACACGTCATAGTGCCAGTGGTCATCGTCCACGATGCTGGCTTTCCACAGAGGGTCAAGCTGTTCCGTATAAGCGCCGATCTGCATCTCGATGCCGGCCACACGGTACGGATATTTTCCGTTCGTCAGATTACCCCGACATCCATCGCTATGCCCCTGCACGCCCTCTGTTGTGCCGGACTCCCACGGCATAGTAGATACCAGCATCGTGGTCGTAGTGTCGATAGGAGAATCCAACTCAAGGTTCAGAGCCACATACTCGGTCTCGCTCACGGTCACATTGGTAATGCTGGAAATCTTGGCCCAGTTGAAAATATTGTGATTATAGTCCGTGTTGCGGTCCGTTCCCGTATTCTCGCCACGCTCACCCATGCAAACAGCAGAGCCCACGAGGAAATTTGCCCCCTGCGCTTTCGTCACGAGCACTCGCTTTACTCCAGTTTCCGCCACAGCAGGGCTGTACTGGTAATTATAGACAGTGCAGCCCTCCAGCTTGCCGCTGTTGCTCAGCGTCCAATGGCGCAACCGCCATTGGGCCAGAACATACTGCTGGTCGCAGTCAGTCCACAGGGCATCATAAGCGGTAATCTTACGAGCCATAGGGATAGCTGCGTTGGCGCTTGTCCACGGCATCGGGGGCAGTCCAGCACCGCTGGTCATTCCACCCTTGGAATTTTTGCCGCCAAGGAAAGCCGGGTGCCATGTCAGCCAGCGGCGACTCTTATCAGGGGCCACATCGCCAGCCATAGGATCATAGCCGCCGCCCTCGAAGGTGCGGAAAGAGTTATACAGGTATGCGCCATCCTCCCACTCCTTCAGCATCAAGGACAGAGCGAAGCAGTAAACGGGTGCGGTTTCGCCGGAAAGATCAAACCCGGTTTCACCCTCAACTGCCAGCACGTTCATCGTGCCATCTTCCAAGGACAGCGCATTGGCGCGAATGTACCATGTGAAAGGATCCTCTTCCGACCAGTCTGCGGTTTCCGGGCTGGTGTCAGTCAGAAGCGGAGCCGCTTCACGCCCGTCTGCCAGATCATCCAGCGGGGTGCCGGTGTAATCACCACTCACATCATCACTGTAGAAGCGAACGGTGTAGGTTTTGCTGCGAGCGCTCTCTGCGAGCATTTTCGCAAAGCGTTCCAGACGCTGATACTTCGTCACGCCATCACCGGCAGACAGCGGCCACCAGCTCCAGAAGATTTCTGTGGTATTTTTGCCATCCAGCAGACCGCGGAATGTTGCATCCACGAATTCCGCACCGGCAGTACCAGCAGCAATGCCTGCCAAAATGTCATTTTGGCGTTTCATCTGAGCGGCCAGTACCAGACCGGTTTCATCGGTCAGAGGATGATTGATAAGTTCCCATGTGTCAGCCATTTCTTATACCCCCTTTTAGGTGCTTTTCTTGATGAAAAACGACAGTCGGCCACTCTCGTCCGGGCCAAGCGCATAGTTTGTAGCAGCAGCACTTGCTGCAGCCTGCTGGGCCGCAGCTGTCGTCTTGTTCAGCAGATCCTTCGATGTCTCGGCAGCGGCCTTGCTGGTCTCTGCACTATCTTTCGCCGCATCCGCAACAGCTTTTGTCTGACTATACAGTTCATCCAATTTTGCTGCTGATTTCCTGCGAGCGATTGCGTAGGTCAAAATATCAATCATACGCCACCATCCTTACATCGGGTAGAACTTCCCGGTAGAATCGGCGATATAGATATTGCCTGTGTGGATAACCAGTGCTTGCGCCCCCATCGGTGCAGATTTGATATTCTGCAGGTCTGCTTCATCGTCGCAGTAGTACACCGTGGCCGGCTGGGCTACGGTGCCATACTGCTGCATAACTTTGAACATAGAAACTCCTTTCCAGATTATAGCCATGCAACATCTGTAAATCTGATTTTTGTTAGAAAATCACGGAATCCGTGATTTTAACTGCTCCTGCGGACAAAAAAGGAGAAACGGCCATCGGCATCCGGTCCGAATGCAAAATTGATAGATGCCGCCGATCCAGCCACCTGATTGGCAATGTCCGCTGTCCGGTTCATGTAGTTCAGCGCATTTCCTTCGGATGTTCGAGCGTCTGCCGCGCTATCCCTCGATGCACGCTCGCTTGCCGCCGCAGAAGACGCATTTTCCGTGGAGATTCTTTCGGACTTACTGGCCGCGATTGCGCTGGCATTCGCGGCAGATGCACTCTGCGCTGCGGCCTGCTCAGAAGCGCTTGTATTGGCTACCAGCCGCTTGATTTCTTCGACGTTTTTCAGAATTGCATCTGCCACATCATCGCGGATCGCGTAAAGCAACCGCCATTCATCAGCTCCATCCAAAACGTACTGCGCTGCCATTTCGATGCAGTATGCCTGACTGGCCGGCTTTGCGAATTTCTTGACCTTGTACGATGAACCTGTGCTTTTGCTCGTAGGCAGTCCTTTGACATCTTCCATCGTGTCCACATAGAATGAGTACCACGCTTCGGTCTCAGTTTCCAGCAGGGTACTTGCAATCAGAATCGCCATATATTCTCCTTTCAGCTGATTCCGTTTTCATCAGCGAATTTCAGAAGGGCTGCTCTTTCGATTTCAAGAAACTCTTCATAGTCAGCGGCAGGAAGTATCTCGAGCGCGTCAGCCTCGGACAGTGCGGCCTTGATAGGAAGGCAATCCCCTATTACGATGTACCGCCGGTTGTGATAGTACGCGCTTGCAAGCACACGGGCTTTATGAGCCCAGCAGATGCCCGTAAAGCGTTTATTGGCTGTTCCGTACATCTCGTAGTTCAAGCCAGAACACCAACCACAGCCAGCAGATACAGGGCAGTCAATGCACTTCTGCTCAGACTGCGATGTGAGGGTGATGGCATCGAGCTCTGCTTTTGCCCTGCGCTGAGCATCTGTGGTGTACAGACCGTCATAGACGCTGCCGAAACGAACTTTCTTCGACTTTTCCTCACCAATACTGATAGGTGCATACCGGATGCAGGGGTACGCAGATCCATCAGGAGCAAATGACATCATCGCTCCCGTTCCACCGCAAAAATTGGTGTCGCTTGTGGTTTTACCACCGAGGATGCTATCTAACATGGTGATGGAAACATCAAGCTGCTTGGAAACGATGTGGTCAGAAACAGTCTTCATCTGCTCATACAAGGTCCGACCGTCTGCAGGCGTGTAAACAGGCTCGTATGCGTAGTTGCACGCAATATCGGTACACCCTTCGTCCAGCATCATCTTGATGCTGTCTGCGATATACCGGAAAGATCCCGGCACAAAGGTCATCTTTGAGTTTAGCCAGCCAAATCTGTGCTTCGCATCCTGAAATGCGCTCCATGCCAGAGAAAAACTACCGGCTCCGTGCTCGTCCACTCTGTACTTATCGTGCAGCTCTTGAACGCCATCAATGCTGATGGTCACAGACATCATTTCGTGGTACTTGTCAAAAAGGTGCCGCGCTTCAGGGCTGAACCAGAGCTTTCCATTCGTAGCAAAGGATATTCTGGTAAATGGCGCCAGAGGAATTTTGCGCCGCCAGCATTCCGCAAACCAATAATCACAGATTTTTTCAATCAAGGACGCTTCCAGCAGGGGTTCACCACCGATGAAATCAAGGACAACAGCTCTGGTGTTGCGGTTGATGAAGTCGGAGTCGCCCTGTTCATACAGATCAAGCAGATAGTCCACGATCTTTCGACCCGTTTCGATACTCATGTGCTCAGCGCCTTTGTGGTGCTCATAGCAATATGAACACCGCAGATTGCACCCGCTTGTTACTTGAAAGGTGATATTTCTGCAGAGCGCGTGATTTACAGAAATATCATCGCCCGCGTATAACCGTTGTACCATGTTGGAGTAGTCTTCGTGTCTTTTACGGGTCAAGGAGATGTACCTCCCCTCGGGCAATATCGAACCAGAATCTTTTAATTTCATCCTCATGCTCCGTATAGCGAGAAATAATCTTATCCTGCACCATTTTGAGCTTCATCTGAGATGCGCGGCACGGTTCCGCATAGTGCATGATGATGTCCTTGGCGTCGGCACTTGCTTCCGCATTCAGATGCCGGCCAAGGACGGAAATAAGCCTCTCGTAGGAGTCCGCTTCATAGAAAGCCCGTTCCAAGGTTTCGCTTTCTTCTGGTTTCAACGCGATAACTTTCACAGTTTGCTCCTTTCTCAGCAAGCGTCCATCTTGGGAAGTCTTTCCACAATCTGCGTGTAACGTGCGCGGATCTTGTTCATCGTTCCAAGCGCAGAAGTTAGTGCGCGAAGATTGTTGTTGAAGTCCAAGCGCAAGTAGTCAGTAAGCGTGCGGAGGACGTACCACATAGCAAAGATATCCGCATCCTCGGAGCAGACATATTCCCCGGTGCTCCGCAGCGTATCTCCGCATTTTAGCTGCTTTGTGACAGGATTTGCAGCAAAGTTGAATGTTCGCGCCGCCAGACCGAGCGCCAGCAGATTTTTGCGCTCATTGGACGCATTGTCAATTTTGCAAGCTTCCAGTGCCGAATCCACAACCGTAAGGCAGTAGATGAACCAGCTGTCAAAATCGGTAGCATCAAGGGCGCAAAGAGTGCCAGCATAGCCAAGGCACCAGAACAGGCTGTCTTCACCGCTCGGAGCAGAAGCAAGAAGCTCATTCCAATCTGTCACTTCTACGTTTTCCTGCTGGAGAACCTTCAAGATTGGCAGGTTTCTGAGATATGATACCTCCGCCTCAGAGTCAGCATTATGTGCGAAATGAAGAACGGCTTCCATTTACTATTCCCCCTATCCTTAATTCTTGGACCAAAGAAAGCCAGAGCAACTAGTACAACCTCCGCTGCATGTACCCTCGCAGTTATCTGCGCAGGTGGCAGTGCAGCTGGTACAAGCGGTGTCGCAGGCAGTTTTACAATACTCCCCGCAAGTTGTTCCGCAGGTGTTATTGCAAGTGTTATTGCAAGATTTGCCACAACTAAGAACGCATGAAAGCTGGCACGTTCCACCGCAGTCTTTTGCACAGTTTGACTTGCAAGATGATACGCACTGGGACGAGCAGTCATCTTTGCAATTCTCGCTGCATCCGCCTTCGCATGTGCTAGAACACCCATCGCAACTCCCGTCGCATCCTCCAGAACATGACCCAGAACACCCTCCGGAACAATTGTTTGCACAGTTTTTGGTACAAGTTGTATTGCATCCACCTGTGCAGGAACCAGTGCAGGTACTTGTACAAGTGCTTGTACAAGTACCCGTGCAGCTCCCTGCACAGTCATTGGCGCACGATTGTGTACAGGTTCCTGTGCAGGTGCCAGTGCAAGACCCGGTGCAGGTTCCTGTGCAGGTGCTGGCACAATCATTGGCGCACGACTTAGTGCAAGACCCGGTGCAGGTTCCTGTGCAAGTACTCACGCAAGAGCCGGTGCAAGAACCAGTGCAATCATCGGCACAGCTTTTTGTGCACGAGCCGGTACAACCGCCCGTACATGAACCGGTACAGCTGGAGCAGGCAGAATAACAGCCGGTAGTACAAAGCCCTGAGCAGGCACCAGCGCATCCGCTGGATGCCGATGTTTCTGGGATCGGACTAAGCTGGCTGAGAACCACAGCGGCCTGTGTCAAAATATCTGCTGCAACTTTGCTCCCGCTTGCCGGGGTGATGGAACTTCCTGTGATAGCTGAAAGCGGCTGTGTGATTTTCTGGATGTGCTCATTGATGATCTGCCGCCCAGTTCCCGGCGATGTCGTATAGGCCTGTATGTATGCAGACATACTTCCAACGCTCTGTCCTTGGGCTGTGCCCTCACTTTTTCCGCGACGATTAAGTTCAGCATCCAGCTGTTTTTTAAGTTCTGTGTAGTCGGCCGAGTAAACCTTTGTGCTTCTTTGAGCCATCACACACCACCTACTCTCACCTTCACAAGCCGCAGATCCGTTCGGTTATCGCCCTCGCAGGCGTATCCCACAATTTTGTTTGCCGGGTACGATTCGCACGAGCCAACCGCACGACCAACGCCGGGCGTGCTGGACAGAACGATGTAATCGCCCGTATGGACAGGTCCAACCACTTTCGTGTGAACACGTCCTGCTAAGGACACCGGAATAAAATCGGGCAGGTTTTCCTCAAGGAAATCCTGCCCTTCAGCTACTTTATTTCCGCCAATGAGCATAGCGTACTCATCCGTGTGAATTCCTGCGATACGGCCAGATAGGTTCGTGGCCTTGATATACCGTTCCGTCTGGCTCCCAGTATCCAGAGCGATAATATCACCGGGTTCGGTCTGCTCGCCACGCGGCATGAGCTCCGCATAGTCGTTGTAAACCGCATCGTAGACACGCTGCGCGGAAATATCACCCGACGCTGCCAAAGACTTAAAGTGTGCATCACCTGCGGATGTCACATAATGTACCGTGCCGTTTGCAAAATATACCGTTCCGGTGAAAGTGCCGCCCGCATTGCGCATTGCGCCAAGGTTTTTGCAGGCATCAGCGGCGGTGCCAGAACCCGTACCGCCGCGTTCAATCGGAAGGTTTCCGCTTGTGATCTGGCTTGCCGAATGCTCATGCGTAGATGGTGCGAAAGCATTCGCGTGCTTACCATCAACCGTATCAGCATCGCAACCTTTCATCAGCCCGTATGCTGCCAGCAGGGACACAATCTGCTTCGCCGTAAAATCGCTCTTAGGCATTGCGCTGTTTGCCGTCCTCTTGACAGTAGACAGGTCAGAAATAGCCTGATTCAGCAAGGCACTCAAAATATACGTGACCATGTTGAACTGCTGGCTTGTCGGTTTTCCGTTCAGACCACCGACAATAGAAGCCCAGCCGCCTTTCCAATCCTCCAGCGAAATGTCTTGCTTCACGCCAGACATCGAAAACGCCACAGTTGCATAATCTTCAAGCGCCCCGGCGCGACCTTCTGCCATAATAAATCACCCCCAGTTAATTGATGGACTGTGCAAACTTTCCTTCGCCGAAACCTGCAACTCGCGGATTGAGATCCACAAAACCAAAGGTTTCCGCATCCTCTGTCGAGCAGTCCACGCGAACCTTTACGCCCGCAGGACGTACAATAAGGTCATGCGTTCCCAAAATAGACATGACCATATCAGAAAACGGTGCCGAAATCGAAAGGAAGATTGTCGCCGGAACATCTCGGCGTTCACTATAAACCACCTGCGTTGCTCCGAAGATGATTTTGGTTGCTTCAATGATTTCATCCGGCGTGCAGCGGCAGGAATTGACAAAAGCCTTATACTTCAGGCAGACGCGATAAATATCGTCATTATCCGCGAGCTCTCGGCTTCCAATCATTGCTCCAGCCTGCTGGCGGGTCAAGCAGACCAGCTGTCCAAGCCGGTCAAGCCAAGCACCTGTGCAGCTATCAAAATTGTTCAGATTTTCCAGACCGCCCAGAAACAGAGAGGCGTTTTCATATTCCGGCGCAACGGCCCAGATGATGCCATCAAGGTTTGACATTTTTTCAACGCTGAGAGGTGTTTCTTTCAGAACTTCGTAGCCCATTAGGATACTCCCTTGCTGGAAAACTGCAAAATCCATTTCCCGGCTGAGTTCTTTCGATAGATTGCAGGTGGGGTTATAATTCTGGCAATGCTTCCCATTTCGCAATCTTCTGGTAAATCCTTCAGATCATCTACGGTATCGCAAATATAGTCCCCCAGTTTGCTCTCTTCGTAAGACTCCAGTTGAAACTGCATCGGCAGTTTGCCATACATTTCCTTATAAGCGTCAATCATGCTTTCACCACCCGGATGCCGCTCATGCTAAGAACCGGCTGTTGGTTGATTTCAACCGGGACAATGCCTGTCAGCATAGAATTATCGGCAACTCCTTCAATGTCCGGTTTTTCGCTCAATAAGCCTCGGATTTCAACATAATCAACGCCGGACACGCTTTCCATGATGGGGCGGATGAACGTTTGCAGGCGAATTGTTGTCCCTGCTGAAAGAATTTCTTCCATCAGCAGGGCCTTGATTCTCGCCGCATAATCATCGTCCAGCCCGCCAGAACTCGTAACCGTAACAGAGAGCAGCAGATAAACGTCATTCACTCGAGTAAATTCCAGATACTGCCGATTTCCGTTAATGTCGGTAGCGTAAGCATAATGCTTCCCGTATGCACGAATGCCGCCTGCTTTGTTTTTCCAGATGATGTTGGCCACATCTTCATCGCTGCCGCCCTGGACAACAATTTCAATGCTATGCGGAGGTCTGCCCGCCGCATCGGTCGTATCGTTGTAGTTCTCGTATCCAGCCGCAAAGGTCACACCATCCACATCGCTGTACAGCAAGGAAACGATGCTTGCGACCGTGCCGGTGCCGCGGCTTGCAACACGGTTTGTGTAACTCGTTCTGGCCTCGGCATCCGTCTGGGTTAGTCGGCCCTTTATCGGCGCGATATCGTTGGTGCAGGCTGTCCAGCCATCCACAGTAGTGACAATCTGCGTAATAACACCATCAGCCAACACATAGCTACCGTATTCTGTGCTTTCAAACTGGATGTTGCTGGTCACTTCCGTAACCGTAATGTACTTGCACAACGTTGCCGAAAAGCTGTCAGCAGCGCCCGATGAAGTCAAAACGATTGAATGCTCTCCTTGATCGTCAGTTTCGTCCGAAATAGCGATTCCGAACTTTCCCAAGGCATCAAAGGACTGAACGGCCGCAAGCATCTGCGAATACGCATCGTCATACGAGGACACGGTCATTTTCTTTGTGATGCTGGAACTTTCTGCATAGGTTCCAACTTCTCCACTGGTCGCATTGCGAGAAACACCAAAATCAAACGTAAAGGTTCCTGCAATGCTTTCAATCGGACGAATCGCCAGCTTTCTCCAGTTTGCGCTGGAGATTATGGATGCGCTGACCGCCCGAAAAGTACGTTGCGGTCGGCTGCTCGACTGAATCAAAGCACCAACCGGAATGACTGTTCCCTCTTGGCCAGTACAAGAGATAAAATACTTAGTTTTGGCCTGTCCAATGCGGCTCACCCCGCCCACCTGCATCACGTTATCTAACGCAACACCGCAGGCTGTATTAGGGAAAAGCTGCTGATATGCAGCAGCATAAGCCTCCCAGAGTTCCGCCGGGGCATCCGCAAAAATTGTAAACAGGACGTTCATCACGCTTTGTGGGTTCTCCGATGGGTCAACTCCAACCTCGTCTTTAAACCTTTTGCAGATGTCGGCGTAAATTTCATCCAGTCGGCGCATCTGAAAGCCCTTATCCGTCACTCCGTAGTCCGACATGGGACAGTTCCACCTCGCTTTCTATTTCTCCTTCGGTGGTGGTCGCGGTAAAAGACGCTCGGAGCGTTCTGGTCTTTGCATCCTTTATAAGGTTGATGGTGCCCACCCCTGTTACGCCATCAACGGCAAGGATTTGATCCCGCAGGGCCTTCTCGATCAAGGCTCGATTCGGAACCTTCACAAGGATTGTTTCAAAGTAAGGCGTGCCCATAGCGGTATTGAACACCCATTCGCCCTTAATCCACCGCAGGCGGATTTGAACCCCCTGCTTGACTGCATCGATAATTTCAAAATCGCCTGCGTCGTTGATAAGTAAATCTCCATCAGTAGCAAGCGCAAGGTCTTTTAAAGCCATTACTGCGGGCCTCCTGTCTTTCCGTGTACGCCAGCATGGGTATGCGTATTCATTACGATGCCACCAAGTACCAGCGTGCCAGAAATGTTCACGTTTCCTTGCACCTGAATGTTGCCTTTGATTTCCGTATTGCCGGTAACATCAAGCAACGGAGTGGTGATTTTGGTACTGCCATCCGTCACCTCGATGTTAGAACCGCCTCTTTGAACAAAGACGGAACTGTCTTTCAAGGTTATGGTTGTGTCTTGCTTTTTCAGTTCGATGCTGTCTTTCTTGACGGTGATGGTCGCGGTCGGTGCAAACATGACCGCTGCATCCTCACTGCCGGCACGCTTGACCTGCTCACTGGACGATGCAGGCAAGCCCGGCAACAAGGTCGCATTGGATAAATCCCACTTCAGATCTGTTCCGGAGCCACCCTCTCCGAAAATGGCAACGCAGCCATCTCCAGAATGCACGGGAAAGGCAAACCCGATTGTGCCACCGGCTCCAGTAGGCATCAGGATGACCGTGCCCGAAATTTTAGGGTAGGGTACTTCCCTATCATCATCGGTCGTTACTTTCAAATCCGGCGTTAGTTCAGCAGTGAAATTTTCGGACACGTTACCAACCTTAGCAGGTGCCGAGGTGTGGATATTATCCCTCATGTACTGGTCGATGATGCTCACGACTGCATCGCGGAAGTCCTGATCCACGCTATTTCACCTCCACAAATTGCCCAACACATTGCCAATCGTCGCCCTCCGTATCGCCAATGAACCTGATTTTTGACGCCCGGTAGTTTCCCTTATCCTCTCGGGATTCTACTTTCACATAATCGTCAATCTGAATATGGCCATTCAGGCAATACGTAACCTCAATGCCTTTCTTGGCCTTTCTTTTGGTCGTATTGGAACTCGCGTTCTTACTCGTTGAAGATTTGCTGCTGGTCGATGCGGATTCAAAGAAAGGCTTCGGTGAACCAATCATGCCGGAATCGGCCGAAAGGACATAAGCCGCCATCGTTAGCGGTTCATCCAGTGCGCATATCTGAATAATACCATTCTGAACACTCCAGCGAAGTTTGCTTCTATCGCACAGCCGCCCGATAAGCGTCTTTCCTGTGCCAACAAAAGCAAAATTCTTAAAGTCGATCATTTTGGCCTTGGGAGAAAGTTTGACTTCACATCCCATTTCCTGGGCAACATCCCTGACGATTTTTTCTCCGTTCACAACGCCCGAATAACTCAGGCTCACCGTTGTATCTCGTGCGGATGTAAAGCTGTCCACAAACTCAATTGTGGTCTGCCGGTCCGCTCCGTTTGTTTCCGTTTCAAAGCACGTCAAAGAACCGCCCATAATAACGGGCAGGTCATCACCATATCCAGCGCGCAGCTCAATCAGGCAATCTTCCTGCTCCAAAAGGCGCAAGGTTTCATCTGCCAGATTCCAAAGTGTGATTTTCCCCGTATTAGAACTTGAATTATCACCAATTTCACAGGAAAAGGAACATCGGATAGCCCTCTTCGTTTTTTCGTTGGGCTTTCCGATTTCACGACCGACAGAATTATTTTTCCCGATTCTTACTCGGTACTGTCTATCCCAGATGTCCATCTGTTACACTCCAAGCTGTTTTGCGGGAAGGTATAGCAGTTTTGCCTTTCCGTCCACAAAATCATTGCGGCCGATTATTTCCTGCTCCGTTTCAACGCCAAGGACACCCGGCGGACCTCCTTGGGTTTGATAGTAGAAATTCCAAATTGCCCCCGGCACGAGCCGCGCCATGCCGAGGATAATATTCATTTCTGCATCATAGATGCTGAGCATCCAAAAACCGCCGTATGCGTTCCATGTCAGCCGAAGATTGTAATATACTTCGTCAAGGTTCACGCGCATAATGGAATCGTTTCGGTCTGGTACAGAGATCTCATAGTATTCCAAATCCATCATCTATACCTCACTTAAACAATCCAATGGCTTTTGCCCCAGAACAAAGAATGCTGCTGCGGGAAGAAGATTTTCCGCTATCGGAAGATTTTGCTGTGGAGGTGCTCTTCTGGCTCGCGCCAGTATTCTTTTTAGACGTTCCTCCGCGAGCATACTTTATGCTGATATTGGCAGTTTCTGTCGAATTGATAGACACCTGCTTCAACTTCAGTTCAATACGCTCGCTGTTGCTTTCCTCTTTGGGGAACGTCACACTTTCGATGCAGACGTTCTCATAGCTATCGCCTCCGGCCGTAAAGGTCATTGGCGTTCTTTTTTCCCACAGCTGACGCAGTTCTTCTACTGCGCTTTGCACCCGGCTCGATGATGCCGGGTGTCGGTCTGCCCATGTAATCGGCGCGTTGGAGATTACCGCCGTGACATCGAGCGTTACCGCTTCCAGACAGATGTGGTCACTGGCGCTATATCCTTCTTCCGTTGCGTAGTCAGGAATCTTGCTGGACAATGTTTCCGGGCGTTTGATGATAGCGTCAAACTCAAAATCTCCAAGTCGAGCGGGCTGTGTCGCTTCCATCAGGCATCACCTCCCGTAATTAAGCGCATGTGCCAGATCCTTTGTGGATTGCGAGGACTGCGAACTCACGGTAGACTGCAGCTTGGATGCGGCATCGCGATCAGACACTTGGAACGTGTAGCTTTGGCGGTTTTCCTGTTTTACAGTGATGTTTTTGGTGTTAGTAGTTTGCGCGATTGGCCGCTGCGATGCCGTTGTTATAGATACCGGCCTTCCCCCCGAAATAAACGCACTGGCAGCATTTCTGCTTGCGGCAGCGCCCCCAGAAGAAGCCTGCGCCCCTGTCGGTGATTTCCCATTGTTTGTGCGGCCGCTGCCGCCAGAGGACTTTCCGCCTCCCACGCCTCTAGGACCAGACGAATTCTTATCAGAACCGTTCCCTTCATCAGAATCATCGGGATCATCACCATTTCCACCGGTAAAGAAATTTTTTACGCCGTTCCACAGGTTCTTAGCCCAGGTGATTTTATCGCCGAACCAGTCAAAGAATCCTTTCAGCCAATCCCAGATTGCCTGTGCGCTTTCTTTCAGTGGTTTCCATGTTTCGCCAAAAGCAGCGCGTCCTAAACCATTCAGAATATCGAGGAAATCTTGCCACAGTTCCTTGCAGCCGGTCAGGAATTGCGTCCAATCACCGGTCTGAAAGCCGGTAATTAAGCCAGCCAGGAGGTCGAACAGGTGCCCGCCCAATGTGATGATGTCTGCGGTCAGGTCAACCAGTCCTTGCCAAAGGGCTTGCAGAACAACTAAAATCGAGCCCTTGTGCTCCTCCCAGAACCGTCCCAGCGAATCAAGAGCGTCTCGGCCAAACTGCTTTGCTCCCTCGAAGAACGCACTGATTTTCTCTCTCAATGCGTCAACATCAACACCAGCCTCGCTCAGGAGCCGCCCAAAGACACTATCGCCGCCCTGCAGGAAGGTAAAAACATCTTCCAGCACAAGGAACAGCAAGAGCCATTTTGCGGCCGCAAGGGCAGTTTGCAGATTAAATCCTTGCAGGAGTTTCACTGCGCCCGCTAAGAAAGACAAAATCTTGCTTCCGTTGGTTGCAAGGAACAGAGCTGTGGCGACCATCACGATCAGCTTCAGCAGCTGTTCTACGCCGCCAAGTTTCTCGGCAATATTTTTCAGCCACGAAGTCAGCCGCTGTGCCTTTCCCATCAGGAAATCGCTTATGGTTTTTATTGCTTTGCCAATACTGGTTGTGATGCCAAGCATGTCATCTGCGCCTGCAAGCCAAAGCCCCCACTGATTTCTGACATAAGTAAGAGCGTCCCCGATGCCGAAACCGAGTTCATCAAAGTTCTTTTGAATGTCGCTTTCTGCCGCAAAGAACGCTTCTTTCAGTTGCTTTGCGGAAAGTTTTCCGCTCTCGGCCAGATTTTGGAGTTGCTTTTCGGACACTCCCATTGCAGACGAAATAGCTTTCACAACCTCCGGGGCAGCTGTTTTTAAGTTAGAAAAGCCAGATTTGTCCAGCTTACCCGAAGACATAGCCTTTTGCAGTACACTCATGGTGTTGTCAAGATTTGCTTCTCTGCCGGAGCCTTTTTCCAGCTTTTCGACAAGCGAAACAAACTTCACAGCATCATCAACCGGGAACAGTTTACTGTTCAACTGCACCAGCTTTGTCACATCTCCGGCCATGACCCCGTATTCTTCACGACAATCCTGAGCCCCTTGCAGAATCTTCTGCTGGATATCCGCTTGGTCTCCCATCTCGCGGGTTGCCCCGCGGATGGTATCGTTGATACTGCCAAATTCCTCTGCAAGACTAGCAAGCTTAGTAAAAGAAAAGCCGATGCCGATTGCGCCAAGTGCTTTAGCCGCAAAGCCTTTTACTTCGCTGATAGCGCTTTTTGCGTCATCAACAGAGCTTTTATCGACCTTGAACAGAATTTGATTGACGAACTTTCCGATTACAGTTTCCTTTGCCGCCACTTATGTATCCCCCCTTCTGTCCTCTTGGCTTTTGGCGTACTCAATGTCCCGCTGCATCATAATCAGGTCGTAAAGTTTTAGCATTTCATCCAGATTATAAACATAGGTCAGTTCGTACATCGAAGCCACCCGCTCACGAATCAGGGTATACATAATCCATTCAAGGTTCGTTACTCTGTCGTTGTCGAACTCTCCGTACTGTTCGAGCTGCCCGCCCGGCGCACTTTGATAAGGCCTCCAAAGAGGGTGCTCGCATCTTTGAAAAAACCGCTGAAGTTTAAGCGAATGACCTCAGCACAAAGATTGAGCATTCCGGCGAGGTACTGGCAGAAGATTTCATCGAAATCATCCTCGCCCATGACCTCATAAGTGTTTTTCTTCGGATCCAAAACGAGGATGTTGCTGTGATCCAGCAGAAGCTCACTCACCAGTTTGCTCAATGCGTTGCCATTGATGCGGGCAAGCGCCTTGACCAGCGAATCTTTATCCATGTCCATCCCGTCAAACATTTCCATATTGACGGCATCCTTATCGTCGCTAGCAACCGACACGGTGCCCAGAATCGGCAGGATGATAGATGCAACATCGCCAAAAATGTAGGTGGCATCCTTGGCGCCGAATGGGCGAACCTTGAACTGGTATTCGCCAACCGTAATGTCGCGCATCTCCATGCGTTTCATTTTCATATCAGGTTTCCTCCTTTCAGTTCTTCGGCTCCATCTTACCAACAGCCCGCAGCGTCCACTCCTGACTCTGGCCAGTCTTACCGTAAGCGCACGGGGCAGGCTTGGAAACCCATGCCTTGGATGCCGTGAAATCCGGGTTAGCCCCCAGATCCTTGACCTGCATATTGAAAAGTCCGTTGCCCGGGGTCTGCTTATTGTTGTTGTACTGCTTCAGAAGCCACTGGTTCGTCTTGGAGCCATACTGAAGAACCAGCTTCACCTCAAAGCGGGGATCGTCAGGGATAGAGATAACTACCTCTCCATCTGCACCGACTTCGTCGGTCACGCCATCGCCCTGCGGGGTAATGGTGATAAAGGAATCTTCGGCAAAGCCGGAGGGGATATGCGTTCCCATAGAACAGATGATGTTCTTTGGGGAATAAACGGTAACATCTCCGCGCATCTAGCTGTTCTCCTTTCTCAATAATTCAGCGTACCGCTGATTTTTGCAGCAATCAGGGCACCAGCCAGATTTGCTGTCCATGTCACGCCGGTAAGCTTGCGGCTCTTACGGGTGGCAGCATCCAAATCGGCCGCGCGGGGCACGGTGACGGTGTAGGACTGTTCTGCTTCTCCATCTTCCGAAGATGCATCCTGAACGATGCCACCAGCGCGGACGCCTTCTTCCAGCGCGTCAATGACTGCGTTCTGCACCAGTGCAATGCCCTGATCCGTAAACGGTACCTTGGGCAGGCCCAGGAACAGGTTCATCACCTTGGACTGAATCTCGGTTTTCAGCCAGTCACGGAAGCGGATAGTGTCAATCCATTCGCCGCCGCTCACCTTGCCGCCCTGCACCATGGCCTTACTGCCAACAGTGGTGTAGTACGAAATATTTTTTGCTTCAAGGCTTGCGATGTCCGTTGTGGACAAAGCCTGCGCAGAAATCGTAGACAGGGGCTTGAAGCACCACTGTTCACTACCCGGGTCGAAAGAAAGGAACCGGGCGGCATAAGCGCAGTTCACGCAGTCATTCTCTGCCGTTGCATGAATGACCGCAGTGCGAAGCATTGCATCAGAAACGGGCGATGCCGAGATGCCGGTCGTTTCGCAGATGCACAGCTTTTCGTTTGCTTCAGTCCAGTCGGCAATGGACTGGTAGAAATCTTCCTTGATGCCCGCTGGGCAAATGCAGTACCATCCCGGCATCCTAATGGCACGGTCAAGGGTAACGTCCACCTTCTCGGTGGAACCGCTAGACAGCTTCTGCACGGCGATCATAACCGCTGTGGGCTTCGGAGACTGGCCGAACACCTTGCTTGCCGCGATATATACAGGGTCGTCCGAGGCGAAACCTGCGCTTTTCAGATCCTGCAGATTGGCATAGCCGGCAACATCCGGTGTTGTGCGCCCGCCGGGTGCTTTAGGCAGCGGGCCCATAATAAGGATGGTATCGTAGCCGCCATCGATGGACATTGCCTCCGAAATCTGGATGTTGACCTCAACGATTTTGTCAATGTTCACGTTGCTATCACTCCTTTATTCATTTTCGATTTTCTTTTCGACCTCAACCTTATCGAACCAGCCGGCCTCTGCATCGGCAATGGCTTTCGCCGCCGCGCTATTGTGGTCAGCTTCGTATCCTCCGATGGTCGGGGCCAACGCTGCATACTCTTTTGTGCACTGCACAAAGTTCACAGAAAAAGAACAGCGCGCCCTTTCCACGCCGGGCGCGCTGTTATGAATCGCTTCAGGAATCCCTTCGGCGCTCACCGTTATGTTTATGGCGCGCATCTTGTCGCACGCATACTGGCTGTCGAAAAACTGCACAGCTTGGTCGAGGTCATCAACCGCAGTTGAGAGCCCCACCTTTTTTACGCCTGCGGCGTGGGTCGTTTTGCTTTCCGCGACCAGTTCTGCCGAAAACAGGATGCGCTTGCATTTTTGCTGTTGAAGGATTCCATCTTCGATAGTTTCAAATGCGCCAACCTTGTCGATGCTCTCAAAGTCGAGGACAATATACGGCAGCGGCGGGCGCACCGCGTTCGGATAGCTGTAAATGACCTTGCAGGTTGGATACAAATCTGCAAACATCGTCCGAACCGCTTCGCGGCACTCAGCTGGTGTCATTGATGCTTTCCTCCTTCTCCCCGTCAACGGCTTCAAACTCCGAGATCCAGTGCTTCAGAATGGTATTCCCCCAGTAGATGGACGATTTGCAGGCGTACCACTGCCCCATGTAAAGCAGACGATCTCCCGTTGTCTGTTTATCCGGTTCCGTAGGAAGAAGCCGGACATCGCTATACACAGTCAGAACGCCGGTCGTAGAGCGACCGGAAGCATCGTCCTGATTGCGGCGCGTTTTGGCCTGTACATCGAGCGGAAGCTGCATATCCGAGTAAGCTGTTTCGGCCGTGCCGCTGTCCCAGCTGGTGCCCTTATAGCGGCGCACAGTGTACATCTGCTTAAAGATGTTCATTTCTTTCCTTTCGTGATAACGTACTGGCAGTTCTGACGCAAAGTACCCGTATCAATCAGGGGCTTCGTGGAACTTTTGCCCTCAATATGCACCGGCACCGGGCCTTTCTTGCCATATTCATTCATCATCCAGCCGCCCTCGATGGTAATGGACGCATTGGGTGCCCATTCCTCATCCTTGATTGCATCCTGAATCATGGACTTTGCCTGCGAACCTATCGCATTGGCAACTGCATCAGCTGTTTCCAATGAGGACAGGGCCTGCTGCGAAAACTCTGACAGTTCATCCGAGTGCTTTTTGATGGTGTCCATAAAAGGACGGGCCGGAATCATCACAGAACCGTCTTTGTGGAGGGTTCCGTAGTGGTTCCAGTAGGCAACCTCGGCCAGTGATGTTTCATCGTCAGCCGCCTCTTGGCCTGCCTGATACCCTACCTCTATAGTCACATCGGCCAGTTCGTTCAGGCGCTCCATCGCCGCTCTGCCCTCTGGTGTCAGGTCAAGTCCGATGTCTCCAACTACCGCCATGGGACGGTCTCCTTATCGAATCATGATAGGCACGATGTGCCGGTTCCGAATCGAAATAAACTGCAAGCCGTAGGAAGTAAGCTGGTACTCAGCATCCCCGGTAGTCCCGGCGGTGCTGGTAGCAAAGGAAATGCTTACGCCACCTTCAGATACGCTGGCAAGTCGCCCGGTGTTTGCAATGGTTCCAAGAGAACTGTCGCCATTGCCTGCCATTTTCATAGCATGACACACCAGAAGCGCCACGGCCAGGTTATAGTCCGCTCCGAATTTTTTCTGCGAAATAACCGGTGCTTGCAGGCCAATCCAGAACGAAATATCTTCATCCGGCATGGCTTTAAACTCGGTGCCCACCATCTTTACAATTTTGGTAATGGCGGCGATATCAGGTGCATCCATCAGGATTCAGCCTCTGCCGGAGCATCGGAATCGGGCTCCTGCCCAGCCTTGGCCTTGCCGCGTGTCTTCTTCTCCTGCACTTCCTGCATCAGTCCCATGCTGATGTAAAAGCCAACAGCGTCAGCAAAGGTGTCACCGACTTCTGCAGTATCGCCCGGCAGCAGGGATGCATCGCCGATACAGATGGGCTTCACAGAAATGTTTTTGATCTTCATGGTGTTGCTCCTTTCTTACAGGCCGTAGACCAGGCAGGCAGACAGAGGATAAGGAATCATCATGCCTGCATCGCGGCCCTCACAGTTGATGACGATTTCCAGGTTGCGATCCTGCGGCGCGTGCTGGAGGAAAGCCATGGGAACCTCGTGGGACATCTTGTCCGAGTCTTTGGTATACAGCAGGCCGATGTTCTTGCCGGTGCTGTTATAGTCCTTGTTGCCCTTGGACAGTTCGCCGGCAACCTCCCAGTTCTTAATCTGGGGAGTGTGATCCTTGATGTAGGACAGAACAGATTCGCCGGTGCCATCGATGCGGCGCAGGTTCAGACTGGTGTACAGGTCGTTGGGCATGACCCAGCTGTCCGGGTGCTCCACATTCTGGGTCAGGGTGTCGATGTAGTTCAGGATGCCGGCAATGTCGGCCGCAATCTCGTCTGCGGTCTTGGATGCCCAGTCGGCCTTACCGGCTGCGCCGTTCTGCAGTGTATAGATGGGGATGTTATTGCCGGAGGACAGAACGCCGATGATTCCCGTCTTCTCGTCGCCGTGCCAAATCAGGTGATTCACCTTGACATCGTACACTCGGCGGGCCGCTTCAGCACGCGCAGAGTCCAGAGACTTCATAACACCCAGCACCGCATTGCGGCGGCAGGCACGCAGTTCCTGCACGTTGTAGCCGTAGCTGTCGCCGATGTTGACAATTTCCGCACGATGGGGAGTGCCCTTCACATCGACACGGGGCAGGTCGCTGGCGTAGTTGGCGATAACATCAGCAAAGCCAACCGGCTCATAGCTGTAGTATTCGATATACGCAGCTCCCTCATCGGTTTCGCTGGTCTGAGGGAAGATCTTCAGGCCGGACAGTTCCGGGAAGTCCTTATCGTACGCCTTGGTCTTGACATGCGCCAGCTGCTTGGCGAAGAAGATGCCTGCATTGTCGGCTCCATCCAGACGAATCTTCGTGCCGGGGAACGGGTTCTTATATGCCTGGTTAATCAGGGAGGCACACTTGCCGTTCAAGGCAAGGCGGTCTTCCTCGCTGTAACCGTTGGCGGGGTCGAAAGGATTGTACTTAGCCATATTGAACCTCCTTAGATCTGCTCTGCGAACTGGGCGGGTGCAATGCCGTTCTGGGCCGCACCGATGAAGCGGGCCTTAACCGCCAGATTGGTGCCCTTGGTCGGGGTGAACTTGCCTGCATCGTCGCCGGTAATCACAAGATAAACCGGCTGACCGTAAGCAGGTTCCGCCTGATCGGCCAGCTGCACCCACATCTTGCCGGTCTGGCAGACATCCAGAATCTGGCCTTTGCGCAGGAGCACAGCACCATCATCGTCCATCTCCGTATTGGCGCTGTACATCACAACGCCCTCGAACTTCTCGGCGGTCGCGCCGGTTGCAGGAAGGGTGATGTCCTTGCCGGGCTCCGCACCCTGCACAACGCCGCAGCCAAAGAACAGCTTGCCATCCTCTGCGCTGTTCCGGCGGGTGACTGCATCGTAATTCGCACGGTCATAAAGCAGGCCGGGCATACCGCGGCTAGGCTCGCCGTAGTTCATCTGTACTGCCATATTGCTCATAGCTTAGTCCTCCTTCTCGCCAGCATGACGCTGGATCATACGATTGCGGGCCGCATCAGGGTCGTTCTTCTTGCCCACATTGCGGACTGCCGCATTTGCGGAATCAGCATTGAACACCTGACGACGCTGGTCTGCCACAGTCTTGCGACCATTGATTTTACCCTTTGCAATATCAAAAGCCGCGTTGATGTAGGCTTTGCTCTTGCCATCCAGACGCATACCCGGGATAACGGCATGAACGACCTTTTTCTTTGCCTGCATTACCGGCATGGATTCCATGCCATCCAGATGCAGCTTATCGCCCAGCCGACACAGTTCCACGCGCTGGCTGACCTGCGCGGCAATGGATGCGGCGCTGTCATGGTTCAGCTGGTTGCTGGAATCGTCCGAGGTATCATCCTCATCTTCGGTAGGCTTGGTGTCGTCCTCTGCAGCATCAGCGCGGGCATTTGCGGCATCCAGCATAGACAGCAGGGTGTTGATGTCCGCCTTGGCCGGGCCATCTTCCATAGCATCACGGCGGGCGGTAATGTCTGCCAGCACGTCCGGCTTCGCAGGATCGTCACCTTCGCCCTCGTCCTTGGTGGGTTTATTAGTGGTGTCACCAGCCGCCGGGTCGTTTTCATCGTCAGCGGTAGCACCGTTGGTGGCCGCGATATAGGCTTTGAGTGCTGCTTCAAGGCCTGCCGGGTCAAGGGCAGGAGCCGCCGCAGGAGCACTGGGAGCCTCGCCATCATCGGCAGTGGGCTTTGTGGTTTCCACAGTAGTATCATCGTCCTGCGTGGGGTTGTTCATCTTCTCGTTCTCGTCCATAGGGGGTGTACCTCCATTGTTATCTTGGCTGTCCATGTTCAAGTGTGCATCATCACCTGCGCGGGCGACAGCGACCAGCGCAAGGTGATTCACACGGATATTGGTCTGGATTGCATCATACGGCTCTCCATTCCATTCTCCGGGTTCCATGATAAGATCCTGATAGTACCCGACAGACAGTTCCCGCAGACCCGATGCCTTTACGGCATCAGGATCATCAATTACGATTCTTGCTCGGACGGTTTCTCCGTCCTGCTGTCCGGGGGTCAGGATTGTGCCCACTCTCTCCCGGCGGGCATTGTCCTTGTTGATTACCCGCGCATCGTGGGTTATGATGATGGGCTTTCCCTCATAGCTTGCAAGGCTTTCCGGGTCAAACACATCTTCCGGTCTACGCAATTCTCGACGCTCCGAGCCATCTTCCAGCGTGTACTTGAAGATACCCGTGCGGGTCAGAATGGGGTTATCATAAAAATATCCCTCGGCGCTGTAATGCTCATCGACAGGTACACTGTCGGTTCGCATTTCGCTCCGAAGGACTAGCGGCGGGGTATTCTGTTTCATTGTTTTTTCTCCTTAAAGGCTACAGAATTCAGCCTATCGAAGTTAAAGACAGGTTTTGCAACACAGCGGCACTGGTAGTCCTCTCCGGGATTGCAATGCCGCCCGCTGTACACTTTGCCGTGCTTTGTCATGTACCACATGGCCGGCGGGTCATCATAACGGAATTT